ATTGCACAGGGTAATTCTTAATCTGTGTAAAGTGAGAGACACGCCCTGTAGATTTACGTACCACATCAGGGAACGCAAACTCTCTACCACTAGGCGTGGTTATTCTTTGTGTGTTCACAGCTTCTTTAGCCAGTCGGGAATGCCAATCGGCAACTCCTTGGTATTTTTTTGTGAAGTGTGTGTAGTATTCTGCTTCTGCTTTTGTTCTGCCGTATCCTGTTGCGCCGTAGAGTGGAGCAAACGTATGCGCTTTCGCATCCTGTCTACTCGTAGGTTGACCAGCATCACTAATAACTTTAGCGGTGTATGAGTGTACATCAAATCCAGTAGATACTTCTTCAATTGCTACCTCGTCTTGTGATAAGTAAGCGGCAGTACGAAACTCAAGCTGCGCAAAGTCAGCTTCCATTATCTTACCACCATCAAATCGTGACACAAATACTTTCTTTACAGGGAACGTACCGCCACGTGGCATGTTCTGCATATTTGGGTCAGCACCAGAGAAGCGGCCTGTAGCTGTGCGATGCTGTAGTAAACGCACATGCAATTTGCCATCCTGCTTGGTGTGCATACTGATACCCTCAACAAAGGATGACAGGTATGTATCAACTGCACTGAGCCTACGTACTTTGTATAAGAAGTCTACAGCGTCAGTCATGCCACGCTGTTTGGCAGCAGACTCTAGCAACTCTAGGTTCTGCTTACTGGTACTGAAGCCGTTGGCACTTGCCCACTTGGATGCAGGGGGCTTGAACTTGAGGCCAGCCATCTCACTGGTAGGTGAGAGAGTAAAACCAGCAGTATTACAAGTGCTGCACCTATTAGGTTTCGCAAATGGTTCACCATTCTTCTTTACCTTTCTAGTGTATCCCGTACCATTGCAGGTACGACACTGCTGTGCTATAGTTTTGTATATCTTTTCAGTGCCACCAGCAATCAGGCTGCGGAAGTCTGCGTCTGCCATGTAGGGGTCAATAGCGTTGCCCCAATACTGCTTATCCATAACCTTACGGCTATAGATAACCCAAGACAATTGCTCTGGACTATTTAGATTGATAGGTGTGTCACCCATAAGCTTACGTACATGAGCTTGTAAGTCATCTGTAAGTTGACGCTTCTCATTCTCAAACTCATCACGCACCTCGTCTAGCTTGGTCAAGTCAACAGCAAAACCTGTCTGATATATCTTAGTCAGACACTTAGCTACACGGTTAGTCAGTCGTGCGGTAGACAACAGCCCTGCATCAGCAGGTGAGTTAAGCCTACGCCATAGCTTATCAGCAAGTTGCTGAGTAGCGTGAAGGTCAGCGGATAGATATTCAGTCAGTTCATCTAGCGGAATATCACGTGTGCTATAGCCCTTCTTAAAGTACTCCTTCAATGTATCCTGCTTCTTAGTATCTAAGTCGTAGCGTTCTGCACAAGCCTCTAGTGATAGAGGTTCCTTTAGCCCACGCTGCAAGACATACTCGACAAGCATAGTATCAAACACTGGGCCATCATACTTAAAGCCGGACTCCCATAGCCATAGCAAATCATGTGCTACGTTATGACAGATGAGTACAGTAGCTTGGTCAAGAAACCATTGCACACGGTCACTATAATCACGCCTACTGAGATGTTCGTCATGGTCAAAGGGGAAGTGCTGCTCAACACCTTGGTCAGTCAGTACACCAACCATAGTCAATGAATTGTTAGGCTCAAAGGGGTCTAAGTGCATCTTACCACCACGGTGCGTTACCGTATTCTCTACATCAAGTGTTAGTTTCATATCTATCCATCCTTACTTTTCCTGTCAGGGTTAGTGGAATCTGGTAGAACATTTCACCAGAAGCTATATACTTATTCGGTACTTCCACTGGTGTCAAGTCTTTAACATCTTCGGACTTAAACATAAGAGCATTTGATAACTCTTTATTCCACACAAAGAACAACGTGGGTGCATTGAAGAACTTTGACTTACGTTCTGGTAGTTGCAATGTGTCATAGGGAAACACCGCACCACTCCACACTGTCTTTACTTCACACTCCACGTAGAACTTACCCTTGCTACCTTCAGCAATCAAGTCTTGCCCATATGGATTAGGGTTCTCCCATATCTCATACCCCTTTATCTGCATGTATTCCATAGTACGAACACGTGCAGGTTTGTCATGCTTGCCATGCAGGGCTTCATTGAATTGTTTTCTCATCCCTCGTACCTCGCAGTCTGGTAGTTAAGTTCTACGTTGACCATGCCATGCCAGCCATTTAACTTGTTCTTGACTATGTTAATGTGACGTAAGGGGCTGTCTTCTTCTTGTCCTTCTACGCTAGGTGATTTACCAATCAATATCATTAGGTCAGCTTCAGCAGCCTTACCTGTACGTGAGCCTTCCATCATTGATTGGTTAAGCTGTGACCTACCCTCTGCCTCTGCAGATAACTGTGACATATAGAACACAGCACAGTCGTAGGTCTTAGCAATCTGCCTAGCGTAGATAGCACAAGCCTTTAACGCCTCATCTGGTCTGGCATAGTTACCTGCCACACCAAACTTATCACCCATGTCTAGTACTAGAATGTCAGGCTTGAATGATTTACATACAGACTCAACCCAAGCCATGTCTCTACCACCTGCATCTTTAATCTTGATGTTGTTCATCACAGGTTCGTACATTAGCTTGGCTTTCGCCATGTCATCTCGCACCTCTCGTGCTGTCATTCCAGCCGCTGCTGTTAGGTATCTAGCACCGACACGGTGAGTAGGCTCTTCGTTACATAGGATAATACACCTAGCACCTTGTGAGGCAAACCCACCCGGCGCAGCAATCAAGCTGGCATGGAAGGATGTCTTACCAGTGTTGGGTCTAGCACCTACTTCGATAAGCTGACCACCACTAACACCCTCAATCTTGCGGGTGACTGATGGTAAATTGAAAGTCCATTTAGCTTCCAACTCAGCCTTTGCCATAAGAGTTTCGATACTGATGTCATCCCATTCTATATTCAGGTTGGGGATAAAGTCATCACCATATCTCTCAAGCAAGTTGCGCAATGCTTCCAGTGTGGCAGCATCACCGTTGACCATATCAAATCCGATATTCGCAACGTCTTCTCCAATAACCTGCTGGAATAGTTTGGACAGCACCTCTTGTGCTATGTCACTACCCATAGGTTGTTCACGCTTAATCTGCCCGAACAGGCTAGAGTAAGACGCTTTCTGTGCCGTAGTCAGCGTTGGATTGTTAGACATAAACAATGCCTCAATCTCATCCGGTGATACGGTACGATCATACTTGTCCATAGCAGTGTCGATAGCTTTCTTAATCTTTCGCACATCACTACTGAACAAACGATCAGGACATTTGGAACCACGATGATCATCGTAGAAACCTTTATCCATTAAACTTCTAATCAGTGATAATTCCATTTAGCTTCTCCATATCTTCGGGGTTACGATATTTCAAGTCATCAGTTAGCCTGAGTACACGAACATCGTTTACGTGTCCTCGTAGTTCCTTTGCCATCTGCAATGTCTTAGGTAGCGCATCGGGGTCTAACGCTATGATTGCTGTTGAGAACTGTGCAAGATACCCTTTATGCGCCTCTTGCAATGATGTGCCTAGAAGCGCAACCCCGACAAAGGAACCGTAACCAACAACGGCTGCACTCACACAGTCCTCAACAACTACTGCGACTTTACCACACCCAGCGGTGTAAGGCAAGCCACTTTTTCCATATCTTTTCCACTTAGGTAAACGCTGCCCCGACAGTGACCTGCCAGTCCCATCTACCATTTTACCTTCATGCATGATAGGGAATACCACACGGCTTTCCTTTACATCATACAACAAACCTAACTTATCTATATCTAATCCCCACGTATCGCACCACCGATTCATGTACACGTTGTCACGATGGGGTATGATATATGTGGGTAGTTCAAATGGTGTAGCTTCTGCAAACTGTTGGGCATTACCCAAGCCAGAACGTATATCATCTACAGTCATATGGACACGAGTTCCACCCTTGACACCGCAAGACATACGGTAGCAGTTCCATAATAGGCTACCCATATTGTTAGTCACTGTGAATGTGCGTTGCCCACAGTTAGGACAGGCCATTCTCTTTGTGTGACCATTAGGTATATCTAAATCACTTACTATATTATATATGTTCATAACTATATCACTTTCTCTGCGGCAGTTAAGTGCTTTTACCATACGCTTTACGAGTTGTCAATGCATTATTTGCAGAGGCATACGTATTTTTCATGTATGGTTTAACCGACTGTGGGTTACTGTGTCCTGTAACCGACATGATTTGTCCCATAGATACACCTGCCTCAACCATTTGTGTAGTACCAGTGCGGCGCAAGTCCATTAGTCGTAACTCTTCAGACAGCCCAGCTTCACGCATGACAGCCCGTCCAGCTTTAGACAGCCTCTCTATGCTGTAAGGCTGGTACTGCCCCTGTACAGGCATTGTACGAGGAACAACGTACTGTTGAAAGCCAAAGTCTTGCTCCTGATGTATCAGCATATCATATAGGTCATCTTCAATAGGCAATGTTACCTGTGACCTACGCTTGGACTGCTCAAGGGATAGCTTTCTATTGGCAAAGTCAAAGTTATCCCAAGTCAACAGGCGCATATCACCTAGTCGCTGACACCAATCATATGCCATGTGTACTATCAGGCCAATGCTGCGCCACTGAAACTCACCATAGGCAGTGTTAAGGAATTGACGAACATCATCCTCTGTCCACACAACCTTACGTTGTGGCGGTGTCTTGCGCCTAACACTGGCAAAGGGGTTGATCTGTGCATACTCCATGTCAATAGCATAACGAAACACGATGGATGACACAGTGCAGATGTGGTTGGCGAAGCTGATGCCCCGCACAACCCACTCTTCATAAGCGTGTTTAGCTTGCTTGCTAGACAGCTTGTCAAAGTTTACATCTCCAAAACTGTCACACATTACACCAAGAAAGTATTGATAGTCCTTCTTAGTTCTGTCTCGTAACATACTGAAATCATTGGATGTATAGTACTTGTCAACTAACTGCTGCACAGTCTTCATGCTGCTAACAACTCCTTGAACTGCTTGCTTTCAATCCAACGTGTTACTTTTTCTTCACGCTCCCACATATTCTTAGCGGCAGTGTCTTTACCAGTATTACGTAGCTTGAAACCATTACGTTCATCAGCATAGCTTGCATAGTTTGTGAAAGCAGAGTACAGCGCAAAGCCATTGTTACCACGCACACCAGCCTCTTGATTGTACAACTTAAACAATCCATCAGCCTTGCCTTTGTCGAGCGATTCAAGCATAGCTTTGACATCTCCTACATACAGAGACTTGTTAGCCCATCGTTGTATTTGTGCATGGTAATTTTTAAAATCGTTATTAGATTTTTGTACTTGTTCACCAAATCTATCAAGGTTAAAACCGCTAGTGTTCTTACGCCTCACCTTGTCATGCTCACCACGTATCATGCCATTGGTGCAGAAGAAGTCGATAGCACCAAACAGTACCGTGTTAGAACACGTACCATCCACACCATGCAATGCAATTATGCGTTGTGCAATCTCTGTCTCATGCTTTGGCGTAACGATGGTGTGCTTCATGTTAGGCAAGGTCATGTCCATCATAGCCCAACCGTTGTTGTGAGCATCACGCCACACAATACTAGCCCCCTCTATCTCATGTGAGGAAAGATTGTCTGTCACTCTCCCCATGATGTCACGATAAAAGTCACCATGTGACCTAACTCCTTTAGAAAAGTCTTTGCCAACTATAGCAATAGGTTCGCCAGTATTATTGTTAATGACGTACTGCTTGTCAACTACACGAGTAGGCTCAAAGGTTACGTCAAAGTCTAAGTTTTCAGGGATGTATTCTAGCATATCAATTCTCCTTTATAGTATTATTAGTATCAGTGGTAGGATGGTAATCCAAAGTATTAAGTCCATAGTTATACTCCTTATTACATAAGATGTCAATCTCTCAGATTGAATTGCCATTGCAATTTGTCCATTGCATCGGACAGTTCTTGTAAGTCATAGGCAGACACCATCCTGATACCACCCATGTCGGGATACAAGGCAATGTCAAGCACCTTATCTAATAATTTGTTTATGTCAATTACAGCCGCACGTTGCTCCATAGACAGCTTGGCTATCCTGTTTCTACGATTGATGCGTTCTTTCTCACGCACATTTTCCCAATGTGCAATGCGTTCATCTTGCGTCATGTTCTCTAGCTTCTTACCCATCTTGTAACTCCTTCTGATA